AATGTATTATCAGACAATCAAGGGTGATTCCTTGCAGTATTTTAAAGGCTTTATATTGGCAATCGAGAAATCAAATCCCGGTTACAAATGGGATTGGGATGAGAAGAAGCTTTCCGGCAAGTTATTCGGTGGCGTATTTGGTCAAGAGGAATTCAGGGCCGGTGATGGAAGTATTAAACTTGCTACCAAATGCCGCTGGGTACGAAGTGTTGAGCAGGTCAGGGAGGGTGTGGATATACCGGATGTTAAGAGGTTGAATAATTTATCAATTGATACTACAATATGGGCACCTCCAGATGATGACAATGACTTACCTTTTTAAGAGTCATCCAATGTAGTCAATCTCCATCGTCCGGCGGCAACGGTGAGAATATACGATCACTATACGGAAGTCAAGCCGCCTGACTTCGGATAATGGATAAAGTGCGAACTAATTTAAAGGAGGATTTAATATGCAAATAGTGATTGAAGGTATTGAGCCAATAGAATTATTTAAATTGATGGAAGGCTTCATTAAGATGTCTGATATCCAATTTAAGAACAAAGATGAATTAATTCAGAAATGGGATAAATATAAGGTAGAAGTGATTGAAAAAGGTAAAAAAGTAAGGGTTATTTAGTTTATATTCTAAAAATTATATGATTCAATGAGGTAACGCATGAAAACCACAGCAACAAACATACGTCTGCAATTCGATGAGAACCATAACGCTGAAATAGTGTTGACAGTCAAAGGGCATGTTGAGATAGTCGAGTTGAAGGATGTTATCAGCCGCGGAAAGGAATTGACTGCCGAGATTAAGCAACATCGTAGACAAAGAAGTTTAGACGCAAACAGTTACGCTTGGGTACTGATGAACAAAATAGGTGAAGCCATGCATCCACCTATACCAAAAGAAGAAGTATATATTGAAATGCTGGAACGATATGGTCAACGTGAGCCAAAACTATTGTCGGTGGTATCTGATGCGGTAGATATGGTGTATAGAGCAACACAGAACCATTGCTGCGAAGTTGGTGAGAGTGAGTTGAATGGTAAGACATTTAAGCACTTGGCGATACTAATAGGCTCTAGTGAGTATGATACAAAACAGATGTCTATATTGATTGACGGTATTATACAGGATGCTAAGGAGTTAGGCATTGAAACTATGACTCTGAAAGAAATCACACTGTTGAAAAGTGAATGGGAGAAATGATGTTTCCGAAACCATCATACAAAAAACAACGAATTAAGGTACAAAAGATAACTATGCAGTTACAAAAGGAATGTTATATTACGAGGAGACCTGACGGGCTGCATAAGCATCATATCTTTTATGGACCGTGTCGTAAATGGTCGGAATTATATGGGTTATATATATGGCTCCGGCCAGAGTGGCATACAGGAGACAACGGGATACACTTTGACAAGCAGTTTGATTTGCGGTTGAAGCGTGAGGCTCAAGCAAGGTTTGAAGAAGAATACAGCCGTGATTTATTTATGCAACTATTTGGACGAAATTATATTGATTGATAATATGGATAAAATGCGACCTACTAAGTGCGGAAAGTGAGGATTTTATGAAAACAATGAGCGGACACGATTCGGAATCAGTATCAAAACAGGAGGGTATTTCTTATTTAAAAAGTTGGGTTGAAACCTTACACGACAGAATCAAACAAGGCGACCCAAGAAAAAGGTTATACGAAGAACAAATAATGTTCTTAAATACAGCTATAAAAGCATTAGAAAATCAAAATTGCGGATGCGGGATTTGTTTAGCACATAATACTATGGTTTGTCCTTTGATAATTAGACAAAAAGGCGCATTCTAAAGACCAGATGTCTACTGGATAAAGTGCGAACTAACAGGAGGCTAAATGTTATTTTAGATAATTTAATTTTAAAAATGCAAAGGTGGGGATGATTGATGTCTACCAGAAGAACATACTACACGATGAAAATTCCTGAGACAAAGAAGAATCAAAAAGAGATTAAAATGTCATTAAAACTATTGAGGACATTGGCAGCAACCGAAATTCTTAAAATGTGCAAAATAAGCTATCCTCAATTAAAACTTGAAAAGGTTTACGGATATTTTATGGACAAAAATGGCAAGGAATATTTCCTTATCGAAGGTATGAATAGTTCTTTAATAATAAAAGACTTATGAAAAAGGAGGTACAAACATGAAAGATAATTTGATTATGATTTGTTTATGCAGCTATTTGGACGGAATTATATTTAATTGTAATGTGTATAAAATGCGAAGGAGTTAGGTTGTGGCAGAGAAAGATAATGGGTATTGTGACAGACTTATTAAAAAACTGCTTAAAGATAATGTGTAGCATAAAGGATGCGAAAAGTGAGTTAATTATATTATTAAAATGCAGAGGAATGAGGAAATTATGAATGTTACAATAAGAAATTTTTTAAAAAAATCATTAGAAGAAATGGGAATTACTTGCAATATAAGTACGGGACGTTCTGGAGATAAAGAACATTTTTCTATAATGATTGCGGAAAAAGGAAATAAAAAAAAGATTGAAAAATTGATTAGTCTTGGATGGCGTAAAATACGCAGATTAAAGGAAACAACTGATAATAGATTCGTCCTAAAAAGCAATAAATATGAAGGTTATGCGTTTGTGGTATGGATGGAAATATGTGATATAACGCATTATTTAGATGGCTTATAGAGGGGGATAATATGATTACAGAGGTACAACAAAATATTGTAAAAGTAACGCAGGAACAAGCGAGTAAAATAATTGAGTCTAGGAAGCCGCTAGGACTGTTTTATATTATCGACGACGGTATTTATGTAGGAATAGACAATAGGTCAGGTGATGCATGGACAGAGGACTTTAAGAGTAAGTCAGCTTGCGACAGGTGGCTTAAAAAATAGATGGCTTAAAAAATAGATAACAAAAAGATGGTGATTATTTGAGTGAGGGAGTATTCCAAACAGACCGTGAAATATTCAGTAATCCGGTTTGGAAAAATGTACTAAAATTTAGGTTATTCTTTTTCATATACGGAAATGCGGTTTATTTGGAAGCGGGTAAGGATTATTCAAGCATGCATATAAACCGAGGTCAATTATTGAAGTCATACAGGAAATTACAGGAAGGATTAGAATATATTGAAAATCGTAGCATTAAACAATATTCACTTTCTCAAATTAAAAAAGCAATTGATGAATTAATTGACGAAAAAAGACTGACAAAATTCGACACGGAATTAGGAACACTATTTACAGTCTGTAATTATGAGGAATACCAAGGGTTTGAGCGTTTTAATAATGAGAACTTAGAACGGAGAAAGAACGGAGAAAGAACGGAGAAAGAACGGAGAAAGAACAATAATAAGAAAGATAAGAATGATAAGAAGGATAATAATAATATATATACGCAAAATTTTGAAAAAGCATATAAAATTTATCCACGGCCACAGGCTAAAATAGACACATTTAAAAACTGGAATAAATTATTAGACAAATACACAGAAGAACAGCTCTTACAATTTACACAAAACTATGTTGATTATTACAACAGCATTCCTGATAGCGAAAAACCTTATGCATACAGCAGTAATAATTTTTTTGGTGTGAAAGCGTATTATCAAGATTTCATGCAGCCAAGTAAGTGGGAGGGAAAGCTAAACAATAATACACAGCAGAATAAACCAGCCAATATGGCAAACTTTGGACAAAGGACATACGATGACGATTACTATAACGGGCTGTATAAGAATATCGGGCGTGATAAAAACGATACGAGCTAAGATTGAATGATGAACTATGATCCGATACAAAACAACCAACTAAGCTTATTTTGAAAGGGTGTGAGATATTGTCAATTTATAGTCCAAAAGATTTAAGCAAGCAATTATACCTCAATACACATCAAGGGCTAATACATGCACCAAAGGACGGTAATTATGCTTTATGTGGAATGATGATAAAAGACAACCCCCTTATGGAAAAGACGGACAAGGATACTACGAGAGATAATTTTTGCACCGATTGTTACCTTGAAATGTTAGGTAATATGTTTAAAAAATATTGAAAGGATGTGAAGTTATGGGATTTAGCTTTATGCTCGAAAATGCAATAAAAGAAAAAACTACGGGGGAAAAAGATGTTCTGATTGACCTCGGATATGCTAATAGTGAGAAGACCCTGGAAAACTATAACAAATTAATTGAATTTAATATAGGAGTCAAGAACTTCTGTTTTGATGGATGTAACAGGCTATTATTGAGACCGCCAAAAAGTAAAATTGCGGCAATCTTAAAGCAATTTCCTATCATTGAAGGTGGCCATTATTGGCAAACAACTCATAGATGGGAGGACGTGGAGTAAAAAGTGTTAATAGATAGTCTGGTAAAAATGCGAAGGAGTGAGGAATGAAAATGACAACTGATTTTAAAAGTAAAGTATATACAGACCGACCAGCATATGCAGACTTTGAAGCACCACGTAAGTTTGAGGCAATCAAAAGCATTATAGCCAAAAGACTAATTGAGCATCCAAACGCGATTTGTTCTTACTCTGGCGGGAGCGACAGTGACATCATGCTTCATTTAATAGAGACAGTACGACAAATGTTTAATCTGCCGCCTGTACAATACTGCTTTTTTAACACTGGATTGGAGATGGAGGCAATAAAGCGCCATGTGCGCAAAATGGAAAAGCTTTACGGTATCACAATCACCGAACACAGACCAAAAAAGAACATCGTACTAGCTACAAGGGAACATGGGCAACCGTTTGTATCAAAAATTATGTCAGCTGGACTGGAGGGAGTGCAAAAGAAAAACATTCCACTGTCAATCGCTGATGAATATGCAAACGCAGAGGATAAAGCGTCTAAGCGAGTAGAACTCAAAGCGAGATACCCAGGGTGTGAAACAACAATTAATTTTTTGTGTGGATGTAATTCCGCAGGAGAGCCACGACCTGACATTCAGCTTGTCATAAACTCTTCAAAATATATGCTTGACTTTATTAAAGAAAATCCAATCCCTTTTAAAGTAAGCAACAAGTGCTGTGACTACTGCAAAAAACATGTGGCTCATCAGGCGCAAAAAGGGTTCGATATGGTTATCACAGGTGAGCGCAGAGACGAGGGTGGAATGAGGTCTGTTCCACGCAAAGATAATACATCTATGTGCTTTTCAGAAACGGCAGATGGGCAGTATCGGCTTAGACCACTATATTATGTGTCAGACGCGGACAAGCAGTGGTACAAGGACTATCATAAAATTAGATATTCAGATGCGTATGAGGTGTATGGGTTAAAACGAACAGGTTGTTGTGGGTGTTCTATATCTGCTAAAGCGGTAGAGGATTTAGAAAAAATAAGACCTTTTGAACCTAATCTGGTTAAGGCTGCATGGAACGTTTTTGGAGACAGTTACAGATACCGTCAGCAATACAACGAGTATAAAAAAAAGAGGAGTATAAAACTGGTTGCAACTCAGGCTCCTCACATAATGGATGGGCAAATGAGTTTTATAAATTAGTACGCATTATATAAAGAAAGCGCGAAGGAGTGAGTTTAAAATTATGAATAAAAAGGGAAATAAAATAATTAGATTATGCTCTGAGATAGAATGTCTTTGTGAAAAGAATCTAGTAAATGACGCAAATAATAAAATACTAGAATTACTAGGCGTTGTAACTGGAAGTAGTAGATGTAGTTATGATATAAACAAGGCTGTTAATATGTTTATAGACCAGTCAGAAGGCTATGAAATGAAAAGAATATCCACTGGTGCAATGCAATAACTTATTGCACATTTTAAAAAATTATATGAGTAATTAAGGTTATTTTAATGGGTGCAAAATGAAAAATATTATGTCTGAGGGTGAAAAGACCGTTTGAACTGGATGGACATAATTATCAATTCGACAAGTAAAGGATGGTCATTATGAAAACTATTACACTTTTCCAGCCATGGGCTTCGATGGTAGCCACTGGAGAAAAAAAGATTGAAACTCGGAGTTGGTCAACTAAACATCGGGGCAAGTTGGCAATACATGCAGCAGCAAAAAAAAATAATGCAAATATACCTATAAGTCACGCAAAGGTGTTTCGTAAAGCTTTAAAAAAGCACGGATTAGTACTTAAAAGGGATTTTCCAACTGGCGCAATTATAGCAACTTGTAAATTGACGGCCTGTTTTAAAATAATAAGCGAAGACAAAAGAGAAAATACGGCTCAACTTAAAACAGGATATCTTGTAAGTGGTAATGAGTACTATTTTGGTGATTATACTCCTGGACGCTATGCTTGGATTTTGGAAGACATTCAGCCTTTAGAAGAGCCAATACCAGCAAAGGGAATGCAGAAATTATGGAACTGGGAGGGTTAAAGTCAACAACCACTAGCCTAAAGGCATAGTGGATTCCTGCTAAGATTTTATTAAATGGAAACGGAATTATCAATTAGTATCAGGGAATTAATTAAGGTTTAAAGATGTCTATGAGAGGAGAAAATAAGTATGAGTAAGCCACATTGCTATGGGAAAATGGATTGGATATTGAAATATCTCGAGGATGAAATACCAGATAGTAGCATTTGCTCATGTGAGTATGTAAATAGTTGTTTGAGGTTGACTAATAATAAAAGGGAAACAGTAAAGGGTGACGATATTACTAATAATGTGAAGGGGAGTGTGAAAAGAAATGACATTACAGGAAAAGCGTAACCAGGAATATAGAGAAATGCAAGAGCGCAAGGAAAAAGAGCACTTGGAATTAAAAGAACAGCTAAAAGAGGCTTTGTCTCTTGAATCAATTAAATTCCTGTCTATGAAGGAAAACAGCGAAGATTGGAGCAGTGCTGTAAAACTAGCCTTTACACTAGATGGATTTAGGCAAGAGGATGATTTTTATTGGAGTGCAGATAAGAGCCAAGAAGCTTTTGTTCAGCAAGTTAAGGATAGAATAGATTACATTGAGGAACTCCGCGCAAAATACCCCGATTATTGCAGACAGAACGATTATATTCAATCAAACAGTAAATTCTGTAAAAAAATATTATTAACTCACATGGGTTATAATAGGCAATTTTATTTTGAACTTCAGTTGGCTGATTATTTGAAACTTCCTAACTCTACAAGTTGTAGTTGTGGTGGTGGAGATTATGAAATTAAAAGAACTCCAAAGCGGGTAGAAGAATACAACAAAAACATTGACATTACAATTGATGCACTGCTTGACTGCATTTCCGAGCTAAAGCAGAAAAAGTTTGTGGAGGCGAAAAACCATGCAAACAAAATATGAATATCTACTCTTTGAAAAAGCCGCCCAGCAGCCGCTGAAAACATCAGTCTGGGAATGCAAAAATGCCTATAGTGGGACGGTGCTGGGAATAGTCAAATGGTATAGTGGTTGGCGGCAGTACTGCTACTGTCCGACTGTGCATACGGTCTATGGCCCCGGGTATTTGAAGGATATTACGGATTTCATGGGGCAACTGAAGGAGGAAAAAGAGAAATGATTTATATAGCCTATATCATCATGTTTATATTGTACGTGTTTGTAGTAGATTTACCAGATAGCGCAAAAGTCAAAAGCATAGAACTTATGTGGGATGGTTTAAAGATATGTATTTTGGTAGTACCTATCTGGTACGGTATCAGGGAATGTACTTGGGAGTTGAAAAAGATAAGGAAACTGATGGAGGGGAAAAGCAATGATTACAACTTATGATGGCAAGAAAGAAGCTAAATTTGACCTTGAAGGGCTTGAAAAATATTTCAGGGACTTGATAGAGGGAGAGGAACAAGATAGGCGTATGATAGTGGCAAAGGCTGAGGCATACCTTGCGGGATACAAAA